TTATCGCACCGCGTCCGCGGTCACGGAGCCGCCGCTCCGCACCGTCGTCGAGAAGCTCGAAAAGCTGTCGAAACTCGCGGCGATGCGCGACGAGACGTCGATCCCGAAGGGCTGCGCCGCCGGAGCCGGGACCGAGCCGCCGATGGTCGATCTCAGCCCAGGCGTCGAGCTCGCGAGGACGGGCTCGGCCGATGGCTGGATGACGCGCTTCGCGGCCGGCTTAGGCGCCACGATCGCGGCGGGCGCCGCGATCAAAGGCTGCGGCGCCGAATAGGCGGCCGCCGAGATCGGCGCCGGCTGAGCGGAGGCCATCACGGTCGCCGTGGGACGCTCGGGCTCCGGCGCCGCCGGCGAGCCCGGAAGGATGGTCTTGACCGCGGCCTTGGCCGTGGAGGCGACCGCCGAGGCGGAGGACTTGACCGCCGAGATCGAGGTTGCGACCGCGGCGCTCGCCACCGCGAAGGTTCCGCCGCCGCCCGCCTCCGCGGCGAGTTCGCCGTCGCTCACCGGTTTGATCGCCGCCATCTGCACGCCATGCGGCACGGTCGGGCGGCCGAACTCCTGATAGGAGGCGAGAAGCCTGCGGTCGTCGCTGCCGGAGTCCGGCGCGGGTCCCACATAGTCCAGCTTGACGGCGCCGACGCCGGTCGAGCGGAAGCCAAGCACGTCGGCGGTGCGGCGGGAGACGTCGATCACCCGGCTGGAATGGAACGGCCCGCGGTCGTTGACCCGCACGACGATCGAGCGTCCGTTCGTGACGTTGGTGACGCGCACATAGGACGGCAGTGGCAGCGTGCGGTGCGCGGCCGTGAAGCCGCCCATGTCGAAACGCTCGCCATTGGCGGTGGGCCGGCCGTGGAACCGGTCGCCGTACCAGGAGGCGAGGCCGCCGCCCGAACGCCCCACCCTGCGGGCCGGATCGACCTTCACGGGCGCCTTGGCCACGGCCGCCGGCGGGCTTGCGGCCGAGGCCGTCGACGGCGCAGCAGCCGCGGGAGCCGGGCGGGGGGTCGGAAAGGCGGGGACAGCGACAACTGAGGCGGTCTGGGTCGCCGCGGGCTGGGCGCCCGGCGTCGTTCCGGCGGCCGGCGCGGTTTGACCTTCGGCCACGACGACCGGCGCCGCGTCCGACGTGACGCTCGCGGTCGGACCGCGTTCATGCGCGTTGCACCCGGCGAGCGCCGCGCAGGCGACCACTGCGCCCGCAAATCTCGGAAGCGGCGCGCGAGGCTGCTCTAAGGAAGGCGCGCGCTGGCCTTTCCCGGAGGCGTCGAAACGATCGCTCTCGGATCGCGCGCCACGTTCGGCCATGCCCCTGCCGCCCTCCGATGGGCGAGGAATCAACGGGTCGGACCACATGGCCCGCCCGCCCGCCGCACGCGTTGACGCCGCGTCCGGCCAACCCCCCGTTACTCGTCGCTTGGACCCGTCTCCGAACAGAGACGGTCAAGAGACAAATCAGCGGTCAAATTACGGCGGCAATGGGGCGTGACAATAAAGTTTTAACGATCCGGTTCTGTTCTTCCCGGCGCGCGCGGTTGCGGCCGGGCGGGCGATGGCGCAAACATCCGCCGGCGCGGAAGGGTGGCCGAGTGGTTTAAGGCAGCGGTCTTGAAAACCGCCGTGGGGGCGACTCCACCGTGGGTTCGAATCCCACCCCTTCCGCCACACACGAAATGATTTCAATAACTTAGAAGAGATTTTTGGCCTCGACATACGTCTTGCCATAACCGAAAAGTTCGGGATTTCCCCATCAGCCCGCCGGCTGTCCGGGTTGGGCTCGCCGCCTGTCAAGCGCGGTATTGTTTCGTACCACGCAGTTGCGTAGCAAATGTTCGCGAGCTGTTCACGGGGCCGGAGCATGACGGGCAAGCCAATGCTGGCGGACGAAGATAGGCGGCGTATCGCCCAGATAGCTGAGACTGCCGACAAGCTGCTAAAAGAAACGGTGCGGCTGAGGGGCGATGTCACGCGTCTGCAAGGCCGAATCGAGCCGTTCAAGAACGAAGTGCTTGTGAAGGTTCAAGAGCATGAGCATCAGGTTCCCAGGACACTGAAAGACGCATTCGAAATGCTTTCGATGTCGCGACAGTATATCCTCGATTGCGAGCATCATCTAAGCGCGATACGTGGCCACATTGACAGCATAGCGAGCGATGCAATCTCCCGAGAAGAGATGAAGCCTTGGCTTAAGTGAACTAACCCGCCGTCCGCTCAGCCCGCCGCCTCGCCGCCCCATGCGCGACGCCTGTGGCCCCGCCCGCTAGCGCCCCCGCCTGTTCCGGTTCCCCATGGCGCCGCAGCGAGGGGAGCAAAAGCGGACGTCGCGGCCGGTCGGCGCGTGCGCCTTGCCGCAGCGCGCACAGTTGATGGTTCCGTAGAGACGTCGGTTCTCGGCCTTGCGACGGCATGGACGACAGCAGAACCTTGCAGCCTGCTTGCCTATGATAGGCCCGCCGCATTCCTCGCAGCGGAGCTTGGAGCGGGCGTCTGCCGTCCCAGCGCGACGCCGCGCCTTGTTGGCTTCGATCTGACACTCGGGGCCGCAATATATCACCTGCCACCATCGGCCGCGGTCGGGCATTGGCCCGCCGCAGTGGGGACACGGGTCGTCGGCCTCGGGCGCGTTCCAATCATCATTGACCGGACGCAAGCGCATAGGCGTTTTCCTCGTCGGCCTTGCGAAGGTATGACAGTGCGAGATGGTGGGAATGCGCGCATAGGTCGGAGCAGAACTTCGTGTGCCCTTCCGGAAGCGGCGCGTGACAGCGGACGCAGCGGGTGCGCTCGATCATCGCGCCGGCCCCGTTCTGCGCCCAATCTGGCTGTCCCTCGGCCCATGGCGGACGCTTGGCGCCGATCAGCCGCAGCGCCGTTCCGACGATGTCGAGCGCGACGGCGTCGGCCTCCGGCCAGAGCCAGCCCTTGAGGCACAGGCTGGACCGGATCGCATGCCGACAGGTCGCCTCGAAGGCGAACGGCGTCGGATCGCCAGCCTTCATGATAGCGACCACGATGACGACGAGATGCTGGCGACGATCAGCGTTAAGCCGACGCTTGATCGGCTTTCTGACGGTGACCGGCGCGGGCGTCCATGAGAGCCGGGATAGCATCGATCACTCCGCCCAATCGATGAATCCCAGTGCGTCCTTCACGGTCTCGGGCGACAGACCCGCCTCCTTGGCGGTCGCCATCGCCTGCAGCATGGCGCCGAGCGCCCGCGCCTTGCCGCCATGGTCGAAAGCCTGCGCCGGGCGCACCACGTCGATTAGGACGTTGGCTCCGAGCTTTATCGTCGCTTCCTCGGCCATCAGTTGAGCGATCGGCTGCAAAACCCACTGCGCCAGATGCCGCTGCGCCTCGCGGACCAGCGGCCCCGTCGTCGCGGGGTTGAGAAGCCCGGGCAAGACGCCGAACACAGCGTAGATCTCGCCCTTGGCGATGCTCAGCAGCTTGTCGGCCAGCGTCCGCTCCAGATCGGGCGATAGCTGATCGGGCGATTTTCCAAGCTGCGGATGCATGCCGGCCCCGACCGCCTGCGCCACGCCCTCGATGACGAGCGCGGCGCCCCGCCGCCCCCGGAAGCCGGCGCGCAGCGTCGCCATGTCATCCGCCGAGCCCTCGGGAACAGGGACGATCTGGGAGCCGAGCGGCGCGTCGCGGAACACGTCGCGCAGCGCGGTCTCGACTTCCTCCAGCAACTCCGCCGACAGCCGCGCCCGCCGCAGCGGCGCCTGTCCGGACCACGGCGCCGCCGGATCGGAGCCGATGCGGAAGTGAAGGACTTCGCCGGCCAGCACGGTCTCGGTCCGGCCGCCGCCGATCTCGGGTAGACCTAGCCGATAGGCGCGCGGCTCGCCGTAGCGGGTCGCCATGTCCCAGTCGGTCGCCGGCACAAGCCGGTCGCGGATCAGGAAGACCGCCTCGCCCCGGAGCGCGAGCGAGCGCGCCGTCAGGGCCATCGTCCGGCGGTCGAGCATGTCGGCGCCGGTCACGTCCGCGAGCGACAGGCCGGACTCCCACAAGCCGACCGACATCTGCACGGCGGCGGTCAGCTCGGCGAGCCCGGTCGCGCCGCTGATCCAGCCCTCGCGCGCCGCCATCAGGGCGGCGGTATAGCCGACCGGGACCGCGCGGGTTTCGACGGGCTCGGCCTTGCGCCTGAAGATGTCGAGCATGCCCATCAAAGCCTCCAGCGGTTGAGCGGATGGCGCGCCCCGCCGGAGGGTGCGGTCGCCGCCTCCCAGGCCCGCGCTTCGATCTGCGCCGCCGGATAGGCCGGCCGGGTGACCGCCGACAGCTCGAACAAGGCCGCCGCCGTCACGGTGCGCAGCACGCCGTCGCCGCGCCGTTCGACGCGCTCGCCACCGTCAGCGACGCGGAAGCCCGGCGACAGGCCCCGGATCAGACCCTCCGCATGCGCAGCGAGGAAGTCCCGCGCCCAGCTCGTGCCGCCGCCGATGGTGGCCTCGACGGTCAACTCGTTGTCGCTGTCAGTGAGCCGCAGGGCGCCCGCCGCCCTCGAGGCGAGTGGCTTGCTGAAGTCGTGGCCGAACAGCAGGTGAAT